TTTTTAACATTAGTCATCCCCGGTAGCTGCTCCACTAAATAAGTTTGGTGCAATTACATGCACATCTCTGCGGATATCCGCTTCAGTAGTCTCAGTTGCAGGGTTGGCTATGTCAGCATCCACTTCATCGTGACTGCTATACTCATGTCCTGTTTTAGTATTTGTTACAGTTGTTTCTACTTTTGCGCTATAGACAGGCACTTGTTTGCCGTCAATTGTGTCATAGCGTAGAAGAACTGGTTCATCTACAATTTTTGCCATAATATAGTTTTATAGGCGAAAAGAGATGAAATCAATAGGTTTATGTCGGGAAACCCACATTGCCTGAAATTGTAATTCTAAATTCATCAGAGGTAAAAAAAGGATATACAGCGTGATTTAGATCCGCTGGAAATAAAGCTAATTTACCTTCCCAACTATTGTCTACAGGTAAGTCTTGTGACTGTATCCTACCCATTTCATTTGTTTGAAAAAAGGCGAAGTGTCCTGCTTTTACTTGATCAGGTTTCATGTTTGGATATCTAGCAATTTCATCTTCCATTTTATATGGAATCTTATGCCAGAAAACAAAACTAAATAAACCCTCATGCACGTGAACTGGGTTAAATTCATATTTTCTTTGAAAGTTTACCCATAAAGATTGAAGACTTAAGTCCACTTCTTTTTTATTTTTATAACCACAAATTTGTTTAAAATATTGAGGATATTTTTCTTTATGTTTATCAATTAAAGCAAATATAAGAGGATAGACGTGTTCTTTTCCCTCTGGTATTAGATATTCGCTTTTGATGTTACCTGCTAAATCCATGTTTGCAGGAACTAAATCTTTAGCCTGAATAACCTCATCTAATTTTTTGGTTATGTTCTCAGGTACGTTTGCTATCAAATACATTATTGTTGTTGTTTAACCTCTAATACGGACACCTCAATCATTGCTCTTGAAGCGGCATTTGCTTGTACTTTCATTACATCTCCTTCTTGATATACCATACTGGTACTAATAGTATTTGTATTCGATGCTGAAACATCAACTTGAAATACTTGAAAATCTGCACTGCCATTATTGTGATCAATATTAACAGTTACAGCATTTGAACCATCATAGTTATGTGTGTTGATAGTCTTTACAATAAATGTTGATACGGGGACAGGTGGTGTCGCTGCAACATTTGCTGTAGGCACAGTAAATACTGTAGTCAAATCTGTTGTTGTTACATTAGTAATAAATCTTTTAAAAACATCAGCCATTTGAAAAAAACCAACTCCTTCTTGTAGACTCCTCTTGAGTGTCCTGTGTATATTGAGTATTTAATTGCTGAACTAATTCTTCTAACTGTCTAATTAATTCAGCCTGTTGTTCTCTTTGATACTCATCTCTTGGATCTGGAAATCTTGTTAAGCTTAATTTAGCCATTATCTTCTACCATCAGGCTGTATATCAAATCTTTGCGTTCCTAATCTCCAAGCTGTGCCAGTAGTATTAGATACCACATTAACTGTAAACTCTCTGCCTCTACCTCTTAAACTTACAAAATCTGTAGTATCGGTAAAGGTCGTTGTTTTAGTAACACTTGTACTATTATTAGGATAATTTTTAAATTCTAATTTAGCATTTAATGTTCCCTCTTGATCTTCTATATCTGGTATTAATTTAGAAACAAAAGCAAAATCATTACCCTCACCGATTTGCACAACACCTGATTTAACAAATGCTGTTATAGCCTGACCATCTCCATTATTACCTATTTCATGTAAGAAAACTGAGGATGCTCCATCTGTAAGTCCACTTATTACCTCATTATTAGCTGTTGCAGTAGAGCTATACTCTGTAGCTATAGGATTATCAAATACCTCTTTATCGATCCAAGTGGTTCGAGCAAGTGTTCCAGTCCACCATGTTCGCTCTAAATAATTATAAGCTACAATAGCGTTAATTTGATCTGATCCTGTTCTAGGATAAAACCACATAATTTCATTAAATTCACCATTGTGTCCAGCAAAAGCATTTTCTGATCCTGTTATGTTAATATTATTAAAAACAAACTGTTCAACGGTGCATGGTAGTTTTTTTACAGTACCATCAAATAAGAAGAAAGAGTCTTGAGACATCCAATAGGATACACCATTTATGTCGACACCTGCATGGCTACCTATTATACCACAGTTTTGACCAAGCTGTCTTAAACCAAAGGTAAAAGGTGGACCTATAAACTGCATTGAGTGTAAAGATGTATCTGTCCATACTAATATCTGACCTCTTGATCTCTCTGCGGCCACGATCCGTGATCCGTCAGCTATGCGTAATGAACCTGCAGTATTCTCTGCGGTTGGTTGATACGTATTTCTATCCTCTTGATTTGAGAATCTAATTAATAAATCGTCTTGAGCATTAGTGCCACCAATTGTGGGTTGAGTGCCCATAAATAAAACGTGTCTGTCTGGAGTAGAAACTAAACCTAATCTTGATTTTGTTGGAGCATTAGTAATAGCAGTTGCCCTTGTTGAAACTCCGCTTGAAGGACTCCACTCAAAAGCACCACCATTTAAGACAGTTGCAATGAGCAACTCTCCAAAATTGTCAAGAGACCATTGTCTTGCTTCAAGAGTAACATTAGAACTACTTGATGCTGTACCCCATGTGCCTGAACTCCATGTGTCTGTTCCCCAACCAAAGGCAGGAGTTGACAATTCAGGACCAATACTGATTTGATATTTAGCATTGCCTGAGCCTCCACCACCTGATGTAGATCCTGACGCAGCAGAGCCTGCAGTCACAACATATGCATTGTTATTAGCGACAGATGTAATTTCAAATTCTTTGTTCATATCTAATCCGTCAATTGCAGAAAAAGAATCAAAAGTGACAAAATCACCTTGTTGTGCTCCGTGACCAGTATCGGTGACAACTACGGATGTAGTTGCATTAGTTGTAAAAGGATTTGTTAAAGCTTGTGTTTCTCTAAGAGGGGTGATGTCATAAGCAACACCTTCTGAGTATAAATATAATTTTCTATCTGTGCCAAAAGCGTTAAATCTAGTGCCGTCTAAAGAGACCCATGCGTGTTGATCTCTGACAACTCCAACTAAGGTTGTGCTAAAAAACCTCTCCCAACCTTTAATTTTCTGTGCAGAGCCTTGAAAGAATCTTACCATATCTCCATCAGTCCATTTGCCCTGACCTGTATAATCAGTGACTTCTTTATTAATACCGGGAGCTGGTCTAAAATTTACTAGGGGCATGAGGATAATATACTATTTTTTTTCAAAATAGAAAAAGGTATTTAAAGTATATCTATTCGTGTCTATTGGTGCATTTGCTTGTAAACCGTTCAAACAAGCGTGTCTGTGAGAGCCCTTGAACAAAATCGCTCTGTTAGCTTGAAAACCAACGGTTGTATTTAAAACGTGTTGGTCTCCTACTTCTGTGTAGAATCCAGTGCCATTAAATTGACTAACATCCCCTTTTAGGTAAACGAGACAATTGTAATCAGAGGGGTCTGTATGAGGGTTTATAAAGTCATCCGAACGCAAATGAACTGCCATATCTGCACTAAAGTTCACATTCTGTAGAGGTGGGAATTTTTCTATCATAGTATGTAAAGCAAAATTAAATGCTTTTTCATTAATTAAATTTAGGTTTTGAGATCGATAGCCTTGCCAACTCTCCTCTGGTTTTTTTGATTTTAAATCAATATTGCCAAGCAAGTCAAAAAAGACATTGATGTCTTCAAAAAGATTATCTTCTACATAAATCATTTTTCATAGTGTTTCATAAATTTTTCACCAGCTTCATCTATGGTTTTTTGTGTATCATTATCTATTCTAAAATCGTTTTGAAAATTAAATGCTACTGTTATTCTTTCACTCTCACACGGAGTCACATAATGGTATAAATAATTAGGAAAAAGTATTAATTTACCCACCTCTTCATTTATTCTTTGCTCATAATGTTGAACAAATTTAGGGTCCATAGACATCATTTTGCGTGGATCTACAAAAACTAAATTACCCTCAGCAGGTTTTATTATAAGTATGGCGCTATAGTGATCTAGGTAATGACAATGAGGAACTGCAGCATCTCCCTTTTGATAAAAGTTTATCCATGCACTTTTAGTCCACCAATTATTATATTTCCAATTATTGCTTTGACCTATTACTGGTAAAATTTTAGAACATATGAATTCACTAATTTCTTGAATAATAGGATATCTAATTCCATCATAGCCAGTTGTCGTTGCTTTTACATAATCTAAGTTTTTTTCCCAGTTATGTTTCTCTTCCTCAACAAACTTAATTACTCTATCACAGAAACTAGTATCTATATTACAGTCAAAAACATCTACAGGGTACCAACTAGTTTTATTAAGATTAATGTTCATTCTTTTTTTGCAACCAAAGACCCAACGTGGCCTTTAAAAGCCCTATTACCAAAATGAGTTAAAGGCATTGCTAAATCAGCCCATATCTCTCCACCACACTCTTCGGTCCAAAGTCTTGAAAAATAGTAATCTTCAGACAAATATCTTTTTTGATCAAGTGTTTGATAAGGTCCAACCGCAAATAAATCATAACAATTATCAGACTTATAGCTGCCCCCATTAACTATTTGATCAGACTCATATTTTCTTTCTGGAAATTTTTTGAACATAGTTCTAAATACACTTCTCTTTACAAGCATCATACCTGTAGCAGCTTCATTAACTTTGAAGAAACCGTTTTCTCCTTTAAGATGCTCAGGATTATCAAAATTTACATTGTAACCAAGTATCTTAGCTTCAATATCATCAGGTGTAGCATTTGGAAAATTAGTTAATACATTTGCAACTTTCTCCAAGTGTAAATGTTTTCTAGGATATATTCCGCAAGCTATGTCTTTGTCAGCACACAACAGTCTCTCAATGTTTCGCCATGAGAAACCTATGTCAGCGTCAATAAACAATAAATGTGTCGCAACAAAGTCTTGTTGATCCATCATCATTGATACAATGGTGTTACGAGCTCTAGTTATTAAACTCTCATTACCCATTGTTTGTATTCGTAAACCTACATTAAAAGCTTGGGTCCATTGTTGTAATTCTAATAAACCGTGTAAAGTGGCTTCTGACAGCATACCGCCATACATAGGCATGCCTAAAAATATCTTAAAGTTTTTTTCTTTAAGTTCTTCTGGTTTGATCATTTCATAAGCTCCAATATCGCTTTTTCAATTTTATTTCCGTCAAAATACATAGCATAAGGTAATTCACTAATGTAGTTAAAATTATGATTATATCCATACTTATCTACATTTGTTGACCCCCAAAAAACTATTCCTTTTTTTTGGTTAAATTTATTGGATGAAAAATGATTTAGACAAGAATCAATAGTAATAAAAAATTTAGAATATTGTAACAGACACAATATATCTCGATAAGGTATTAAAGGATCGGCAGAATAATCACTATTAACGGTACCTGATAAATTTGGTTTTTCATTTACCTCTAAGACAGAGCAATCAAAATCGTTTTTTAAAAAATTAACTATTTGTTGTCCTTGAGTGGGGTATATGCTTTTAACAATCTTATGATCAGGGTAATGTGTGGTGCTTGAATATTGTAACAAAACTAAATTATTATGTTTAGCTATAAACTTTTTTGCTTTAATTTTTTCTCTCTCACTAAAATAATACTCTGTTTCATTTTTATCATAGGGCACTTCTAAAAAATCATGTGCTATTTCACATAGATGAGAATTAGTCTTTAAATGTTTTTCATTATTTATTGAATCACACACAATAATTCTATTAAAAGATTTATAAAAACTCTCATTGTTACCCGCTAGTGGTCTAAATAAACTGCCCTTATATATCGCAGCAACATTAGGATGATTGTTAAATATGTCTGGCCACTCTGTCATAACACACACAGGCTCATTTAATTTTGATATCGCAGAGGTAAAAGTGCAATTATCTCCTATGCCTCCGATCATTAACAATAAATTCACTTTATTTTATCTAACCCTAACTGATCTCTTTTATCATACTTGTGCTCAGAGTATTTACCCTCTTGATCTACATAATGTAAAAATACTGTTATAAAATGATCGTGATGACACTCTTCTCTCCAGTGAAGATTTTCCATACCTTGAAATATCAAAGCGTTATTGGGCAACATTTCAAAAGCATGATTAATTTTTAAATTAACTAATTTTTTCTCTCGATCGTAATATCTGTAGTCAGAACTTTTATCTTCTTGTCCTACATATATGTTGTAAGGTTTATCATCTGGCTCACAACCTAAGCATAGTGCAACTGTATATTCACAAGAGGGTCTGTCAACATGTATGGGAAGGTCTGAGCCTTTATCATATATTCTAAAAAAAGAGTATGTTGGAAATAATTTTTTACCAACATTTTGCTCTATAACGCCTGTGCTCATGTCCATCAAAGTTTCCATTAACGGATCTGCATATTGTGTAATTAAGGAGTTTGACTGAGAGCATGGTTCTATATCTTTTAAATTAGAATATTTAATTATCGAATAACTATTTAGAATATTAAATATTTGTTTAGGCACAAATTCTTTTATAAATAAAGGTTTCATTATATCAACCAACTCACTATTGCAAACCTGACTCCTCGACTAACTGGATTGACCTGGTGAGGAAACATAAAATTAGAGGGAAAAGCGATTACATCACCAATATTTTGAGGGTATTGAATATGTTCTCCATCTAAATTAAATACAAACTCTCCCCCCTCGTAATCGTTACTTAAACATATAGATACAGATAAAGATCTTTCTGCACACTTATGTCCTTGATCGTGATGAAAATTATAACCAACTTTGTGTTCGTTTTTTTCATATTTTAATAAGTCTAATTGAGTTACTTTCTGACAAGTATAATTATCGTGTTGTTCGTTATACATGTCTGCTATTTGAAATATTTTCGAGTATAAATAATTTGTTATAATTTTTTTACCGAATGAAGAATTTTTAGGAGTATGAAGATGTGTTACTAAACAATTTCTAATTGTTTTATTGT